AAGACTTCTACAGATTCATTGTTCAAATATGTTGACCATAGAGGACTTTTCATTCTCTTGGAAAAGACTGTTTCAAGACTTGTCAGATTCTATCAGTTTGAAAAGAACAGTGCTTATGACAGAAAGAAACTTGTTTCAGATATTCAGCCAGTATTTGAAAACATCAAGGGTGTGAATGGTCTTGCTGATTACAAGATTCAGTGTGACAATACCAACAATGAAGATGGTTCCAACACCATGTATGTTGATATAGCTGTAAAGGTTCTTGGTTCTACTGAATGGATTGTAATAAGATTCAAGGCTGTAGCAAGTTCTGTAAACTTTGAAGAAATAGAGTAAAACAACCTCTCCATAATCCCAATAATTCAATGTGTATGGTGAAAGAGGTCTATTGATATAAACTTCTTTCACCTCTCATTGAATTTCTTATAGGAAAATAAAATGGATATAGATAAATTCAAATCACAGTTTTCTGATATTCTCAGACAGAACAGATTCATAATTGAAATATTTCCACCTGAAGCAGTAAGGAAAGAAATCAATCTTGAACTTGTTTCATGTATGGCTGTATCTGCAAGTCTGCCTTTTGGAAAGATAATACAAAAGGAAAAACTGAGATATGGAAAGAAATATCAGATAGCTACAAATTGGGATTTAGACCCTGTAAACATTTCTTTCTTGGTAGAATCAAAAGGAAAGATTCTTGATTTCTTCAAGAAATGGAAAGATTTGATTGTCAATGATGAGAATCTGATGTCTTATCTTAATGAATATACAGGAACAATCAATATAATGATGCTTGATGTTCAAGAACAGAATATCTTTGAAGCTAATCTTATAAATGCTTTTCCAGCAAGTATTGAAGCGATTGAACTTACAATGGACAGTGGAGATTTTGTAAAGATTCAGACTTCAATAGTATTTTCAGATGTTAAATATGAATATAATGGAACAAGCTATCCTGAAGTCACTTATAAAGAACCTGAAAAGAGAGAATATGCCACAATGGATTTGGCAGATATTTCCACAAGAAGTATAATCACTAATATAGATTCAAAGATGTTGAGTAAACTTTCAGGTAAGATTAATGACAAGATTTCAAAATTCATTTCTGACAAATTGGATAAGATTAATTTTGAAAAGCTGAACAAGAAAGTTGATTTACCCATTGTTGGAGCAGTTGAGATAAATATAGGAAGTTTCTTGGAAAACAAGACAAAGGAAATAACTTCCAAACTACAGAATGAAATAAAGACTACAATAGATAATAAACTTTCTCAGACTGCACAGAGTTTCAATGAAAAATATGCTACAAAACTGAATGAAAAGCTTAATGGTCTTAAAAGTTCAATGGAAAACAAAGTGAGCAAGATATTCAGTTTCTAAAAGTATATATTTTATAAAATACGAAAACAGGAGAATTTAAAATGCCTTTTACAATAGAAGAATTTAAAGCCAATTTTATTGGCGGTGCAAGAGCAAATAAATATGAAATTCAGATACCTTATCTGCCTGACAAGATGAACAAGTTTCTTGTTCAGTCAACTTCAATTCCACCTACAGAAATCAATGCTCTGCCTGTTAAATACATGGGTGCAACCGCTGTATTTGCTGGTGACAGAACAGAACCACCTACTTGGAATGTTACTATTCTTTTAGATGAAGATTATGCAGGTATGAATGAACTTGAACAGTGGCAGGAACTCATAAGACAGGTAAATTCAGGTATTGGTGTTGGTCAGCATACTACTTACAAGAAAGAAGCTTATGTAAGTCAGTTAGGTCAGGATGGTTCTGTAATAGCTGAATACAAACTTGAAGGATTATTCCCCGTAAGTATTGGTGAAGTCACTCTTGGAGCAACTGAAGATGGTATTTCTCAGGTTCAGGTTGGATTCAGATTTGATGTAAGAAGAAAATTAAGCTGATTTGTTATATAATACAGAAAAGGAGAAATAAAGATGTCTGTTTATTATAATAGTGTTGGTGAAGGCTGGTTCAAGAAAAAAGATAATGTTGTAAATGAAATCTTTAAATCAAAAAATATTAATAATTTAAAAATTGTCAATGAATCTATATATTATGGTTTAAGTAAAAATACTGTAGATAAAACTATAGATTTGATTTTGGAATATTTTAATAATAATATTAATTATCTTATGTCAGGTATTGGTGGATTATTTGCAACTGAAGAACAATTTAAAAAAGCATTAATAGAATCAGATATAACTGATATTTTTAATGCAAACTTTATTTCTAAAAATATGAATAATATAATTAATAAAGCTGATAAAAAATATAAAAACGAAAAAATAAAGGGTAAAAAGGTTTATTTATTTGGCAATATAACTTTACAAGAAGTTATGGATGAATTAAATAAATAATAATATATCTTATAAAAAAGACTAGATAAATCAATATCTAGTCTTTTTTCATTTTTAGTAAATATTTTATACATATTGAATAAATGGGGAGATTTATATGTTACCTGTATTGGATTCAAGAACCGTAGAAACTTTCAAACTACCTTATCTTAAAAAGACAATAAAGATAAAACCTTATAAGGGTGCACAGGAAAAAAGACTGTTGAATTGTCTTACAAACAAGAAAGACAGAAAGAAATGGCTTGTTAATCTGTTGGAGATAATAAAGGAAAATGTTGTTGACTGTGATATTGACTTATCAAAGTTGAAGATAGTCGATTTTCTTTTTATCACTTATAAATTAAGAAGTATTTCAAAATCAGACAGATTTGACTATCAGGTCAAATGTTCAGGTATTATCAAAAATGAAGATGGAACAACAAAGAAATGTAGTCATATATTCAAGGATTCAATAAGCATGGATAACTTATTGAAAGTGAAGAATATAGATGTTATTCAGAAAATTGTAGATGTAAATGAAAATCTGTCTTTAGAATTAGTTCCACCTGATTTGAGATATTTATCCTATATGGCAGATTTGGGTGAAAAGGAATTTGAACAGGCACAGAATTCAGACAGAATAACAGACCCTGAAAAGGAAGAAGTAAAGAACATATTTGAATTGTTTGCTAGTAAGATAGCTTTTTCTGTTTCAAAAGTGATAATAAACGAAGATGGAAAAAAGAATGTCTATACTGAATTCACTGAAGATGAAGTAGTCAATAATATTCTTATGAATCTTACTGTTGATGAGATTCAGAAAATACTGAAGGAATTAGGAAATTTGATAAGTCTGAGTATTGGAATAAAGAAAGTATGTCCTGAATGTGGCAAAGTGTATGAGGAAGAAGATGGAAGTTTTTTTCAGTTTCTCACTTAATCTATGAATATACTGATTTGAAAAGGTTCTATGAAGAACAGCATGAAATGAAACTGCAAGGATATAGTTTAAGTGAGTCTGAAGAATTGGTTCCGTATGAAAGGGATATTTTCTACCTTATGCAGAAAAACTATCTTGATATGCTGAAGGAATTGAGGAAAAACAAATGAAATATAAAGGTATGAATGAAAATACCATCAGAAAAATGTTACAGAGTAATGAAACGGCATTACTACAAAAAGGTGTCACTGATATGCTGAACACTATCACTAACACTACTGATAGTCTGCTTTCTTCATTCTCTATAGAAAAATTCTTTTCAAACAAGAACTTTTCAGACTTGTCTTCCTTTGTAAAGGATATTCTTAACAATACAAAGAACATTGCTGAAAAGGCATATAATGCAAATATAAACACTTCTGTCATACAAAAAACAATTTCTGATGCTGTAAAAGATATAAAGGTGAATACTGCTAAAACTTCACAGTCAGTCAATAAAATATCATCAAAAGCAGATTTAAGTAATATTAAAACAATGGATTTAATAGTTAATCCTATTCAATCATTATCAGATACAATAGATATTCTTAATACTGATTTAGGTCAATATAGTAAAAATCTTTATGATTTAAGCAAAGATAAATTAAATCAAAATTTAATACAACCTATAAAAAATTTCTTCAAAAGAGATTTTAAGACAGAATTTATAAATTCATTTAATAAAACTGCTGATAAAATTTTTGACGTAAAAACATATGATATTAATATTTCAAAAGCTTATAAATCAAGTTCAGAATTTTTAAAATCTATATTTTCAGG